CCTGCTGCTGACGCAGGCGACCTGGGCAACGCTCTCCGCCGGCGCGGCGATTGCGACGCCTGCCGCATTCATGGCCTCGATTCTCACCCAGTCGCAGAACTGGGCGACCTTCATGACCACGTGGGAATCTCTCCTCGCCGAAAAGGAATTATTCGCCGCATGGTCAAGTTCGGTTGCGCCGCGGTATCTGTACGTCTGCCAGGACTCGGACGTCAATGCATTGGTCCCCAATACCCTGCTGACCTTCGCTGCTTATTTGGCCGCAAACACCATGTCGGGAAGCTGCCCGGTGTATGGCACGAATCTTCACGCCGCCTTCGTGATGGGCTTTGCCGCCTCGCTCGATTTCAACCGCCTGAACGGCCGCTCGACGCTGTGCTTTAAGTCTCAATCCGGGCTTGTTCCCTACGTCACGAACCAGAGCGCTTACGCGACGGTCGTCGCCAACGGCTACAACACCTACGGCGCTTTCGGCTCGAACAATCCGGCCAATAACGCGAACTGGATGTCTCCGGGATTGGTCTCCGGCACGTGGCTCTGGCTCGATACCTATCTCAATCAGGTCTGGCTCAATGCGAACCTGCAGCTTGCGATGGTCAATCTTCTGCAGGCCGTCAATAGCATCCCGTACAACATGCAGGGGTACGGGCTGGTTTATTCCTCATGCCTTGATCCGATCAATCGCGCTGTCAATTTCGGGGCGATCCGGAAGGGCATCATTCTCTCGACGGTGCAGATTGCAGAAATCATGTATGCCCTCGGAGTCGATGCCTCGAGCGCGATCACGGCTAACGGCTTCTATCTGCAAATCGTCCCGGCGCCCGCCGTTGTTCGCGCCGCCCGCCAGTCGCCGTCAATGACTCTCTACTATCAGGATGGCGAGTCGATTCAACAGCTTACGCTTGCATCGATCGCTATTCAGTAATCAGCAACCCGCTCACCGCACAAGCCCCTTACCCGGGGCTTTTTTTATGGGACTCAAAAATGTCTACCTTGACCTCGGCAAATTCTCAACTGGCGCTTGCTGTTCCCGGTATTTTCTCGTCCGCGCAAAACATCCAGGGCTATGCCGTCGATGATGCTTTCGAGGGCGAGGCGGTTCAACAAGCCGAAACCGCGATGGGCGTCGACGGCTTCCTGAACGCCGGTAAGATCTTCATCCCGTACAAGATGACTATCCATCTTCTGCCCACGTCGCCGAGCGTTCCATTATTCGACATGTGGCGGAACAATCAGGACGCTCAAGTCGATGTCTTCTCAGCGAATGGGACGATACTCCTGCCATCAACGCTGATGCTCTATACCCTGCAAAAGGGCTTCCTGACCTCGGCGACGCCGTTTCCCGCTGTCAAGAAGACGCTGCAGGCGCTGGTCTATGAGATCACGTGGGAACGCATCATTGCCTCGCCGGCGGCGATCTAATGGCGCGCAAGGAATCAACCTTTACCGCGTCTTCAGGGCGCGATGCCGGAAAACAGTATTTCATCCGGGAGATGCCGGCATCTCAGGCTGAACGGTGGGCCATTCGCGTCATTCTGGCCGCCGGGAATGCCGGGATTGAAATCCCGCCCGATCTGGCCGCGCAGGGCATGCAGGGATTGCTCGCGGTAGGTTACATGAACCTGCTCAAGATTCCTTTCGAGTCGGCTGGCCCGCTGCTCGACGAGATGATGGCCTGCGTCCAGCGGGTCGAGTCTTCGATAACGCGGCCGCTGCTGGAAAACGACATCGAAGAAGTTGCTACCCGGTTCCAATTGCGAAAGGCGATCTTCGTCCTGCATACCGATTTTTTTACCGAAGGCGGACCCCAGACTTCGGCGTCCGCCCAGCCGGGAAACAACGGCGAGACACCGTTGAATATCAAGCCGCGCCGCCAACGATCTGCGCCGTAGTCTCGTCTCGAATGGCGACCCTCCACGAACTCGATACCGTTTATGGATTAGAGGATATGTGGACGCTGCTGGAAATTCAGGCCGTTGATCGGCACAACGCTTCTTCCGAGTAAATCATGCCGACAATTCTTGACTCTCTCTTCATGGAGCTCGGGCTTGATGCTTCAAAGTTCAATGCAGCGCAGAAGAAATCCATTGAGCAGCTAAAGCAGTTTGAAACGGCCTCCGAGAAGGCCGGCAAGGCTTCGCAACTTCACGCCAACGCAATGACGGGCGGGTTTGACAAGCTCAAGAACTCCATCATGGGATTCGGTGGGGCTTTCCTCACCATCGCCGGATTCCAGAAGTTCGTCACGACGATGACGGAGGGCAACGCAGCGCTGGGCAGGGCGTCAAGGCTGCTCAGCATGGGCGGGAAAGACCTAACGGCGTGGGGCGATGCGGCAAAGACTGTCGGCGGGTCGCTGGGCGGGTTTGAAGCGTCGTTGCAGAACATCGAAGGCGGGCTCGCCAAGTTCCACATGGGGCAAGGTGGCGAGAACATCGTGCAGGCGCTAGCGATGCTCGGCGTGCAAGCCAAGAACGGCACAGTCGATTTGTATGCGCTGTCCGATGCCCTGGTCAAGATGAAGAACGAGCGCGGCATACAGACGGCGCATTCGTTTGCCGAGCAGCTTGGGATGGATGAGGGAACGTTCAACCTCCTGATGAAGGGATCGGAAGGCGTTCGCAAACTGACCGAGGAGATGGCGAAGAACAACCATGTCACAGAAGGCGGTCTCCAAGCATCCGAGGAATTGAAAGCGAAGTGGGAAAAACTCGGCGTCGTTGCGACGGCGACCGGCCAGTCAATTCTCGATGATCTAAATCCGGCGCTCAATAAAGCAATCGACCTGATGACCAACGCGGTCAGCATGAAATCCGATTTCACGGCCGGAATGGAATCGATTGCAAAGGGCGACTGGATAACCGCGCTTACTCAGCTATCCGTAGGCGACTTCCGGCGCGCGTTCAAGATGCACATGATCGACGGTTTGACCAATGAGCAGACTGCGGCGGCGATGAACAGCAGAACGCCCGAGAAAGGCTCAGCCGATCAGGCCATCAAATATTTCCAGTCAAAGGGATGGTCGAAGGAACAATCCATCGGCATGGCGGCGAACATCTCGCGGGAGTCAAATTTCAATGCCGGCGCCGTTGGAGATAACGGTGCGGCCTATGGCCTCGGCCAGTGGCACAAAGACCGGCAGGACAAGTTCGAAAAATTGTTCGGGCACCCGATGCAGAAATCGACGACGGAAGAGCAGCTTGCCTTTTATGACTGGGAGCTGAACCACACCGAGAAAAGCGCAGGCGACAAGCTGCGCGGAGCGAAGACGGCAGAAGACTCGGCAAGGATTGTTTCGTCGCAGTTTGAGCGCCCGGGTGACGCGAGCGGTGAAATGAGCAAGCGGGCAGCTATTGCGAGCAGCATGGTCGGCGCACAGGCGAATGCACCAACGGTCGCCGACGGCGGCTCGACGGTCGAGACCCATATCAACACGATCAACGTCAACACCCAGGCGACGGATGCGAACGGTATCGGAAGAGATATGAAAACGGCGCTTCAGCAGAATTCGCTGATCGGCGCGGGAATGGTAGGGATTACCTAAATGCCGCTGATTCCCTATCCTGACGTTCCGAATGTTCCCGGCGTGCCGCAGCTTCCTGTTGCGCCGTCGAGCTACGTCTATCCGGCCACAGGCGCGCCAGAGTCTAGCCTCGATTCGTCCGATACGTACCTCGGCAATCAATACCAGCAATGGTCGATCACGGACCAGAACGGCTCGCCGATTATCCAAATGGACTCGGTGATCGATTTTGAGTATCGGGGCGAAATGCGTATCCCGCATTACCCGGTCGAGCAGGGCGGATTCGCCAGCTACAACAAAGTGGCCATGCCATTTGATATTCGGATGACGGTCGCGTGCAATGGAAATGGCCAGCTTCCGCGCAGCGAGTTCTTGAGCCAGATCGAGACGCTTAAAAACGGGCTGGACTTGATCAGCATTAACACGCCGGACGTGAGCTATCCAAGCTGCAACCTCGTCCACGTCGATTATCGGCGGGAAGCGCGGAAGGGTGTCACCCTGCTGATCGCTCAGCTATGGCTCGTCGAAGTTCGGGAGACCGCCACGGCAACGATAACGACAGCGCAACCCGACGGCGCGAAGCCGGCGGCGACTGGGCAGGTATCGCCAGTCAGCCCGACCCCGGCACAGACGGCGGCAGCGGCCACAACGCTAAATCACGGCGCATCGGGATCGTGGGCTAGCGGTGCAACTGGAGCATGGTAATGCAGGTCATTCCACTCGCCTCGGTTGCCTCGCAATCACTTTCTGTCCAGATCAACGGTCAGGATTGCAGCATCAATCTGTACCAGAAAAGCACCGGCCTGTTCTTTGACCTGACGGTCAACGGCGCGCAGATCATCGCGGCCATGCTTTGCCTGAATGGGGTCGGCCTGATTCGTTCCGCATACCTAGGATTTGTCGGCCAATTGGTCTTTATCGACACGCAAGGTTCGAGCGATCCGTATTACGCGGGGCTTGGCGCGCGTTACATTTTGGCATCAGTACCATGACCTTCGCACAACGCCAGATCAGCCTGCAATTCTCGGGGGCGAACGGGACGGTCTCGCTTGAAGGGCTGAAGTGCTCGGCCATCATCGCCAATCCGGGCGGGTCATCTGCTTTCGGTCAGCTTCAATTGCGCGCATGGGGAATGACGCTCGACCAGATGAACGAGTATTCATCGACCGGCGTAAATATGGTCGCCAGCCAGAATCAATCGGTCACGGTCAGCGCCGGGAATGTCGGCGGGGCGATGACTCAGGTCTTTGCCGGGACATTGATGCGAAGCTTTATTGACTTCGCCAACCTGCCCGATGTGTGCTTCACCTGCTCGGCGGTATCTGGCTATGCCGACAAGGCCACGCCCAAACCGCCGAACAGCTACGCGGGCGCGCATAACGCCGAAGACATTATTGCAGGCTTGGCGGCTTCGGCGAATTATCAGTTCTCCAACAAGAACGGCGCGCATGCGGTATTGCGGAATCAATACCTGTCTGGCTCAGTGGTTGATCAGATGCAGACGACGGCGAGAGCCGCGGCCTTCCCGCTGGTCATCGAAAACAACACGGTCACGATCTGGCCGAACAATGGGATCCGCGACAACGTGGTAATCAATCTCGGGCCGGATACCGGGCTTATCGGCTACCCCTCTTACTGGGAGGCCGGGTTTGTCGTGAAGTCGGAATTCAATCCACTGATTGCCAACGGGCGAACGATCAACCTGACCTCGAGCTTGCCTAAAGCAAACGGAAGCTGGCCGACTCAGAACGTGGTGCATGAATTGAGCACGCTGGACCCTGACGGGCCTTGGTTCACAACCGCACGACTCGCGCCGGCGCCGTATGTCCCAGCAAACTAACCACGTCGCATCAGACAACGCGAGCGACGTTGGCCGGCTACAATTCATGATCCGGGCCGCGCTATCGGGGCTCAGGGTCGCCATCCCGGTCAAGGTCATATCAGTGACCAACAACGGCGGCGTTTCAGCCATTGGGACGGTCAGCGTTCAACCTTTGGTGAGCGGATTGGACGGGGCTGGCGTGCCGTGGCCGCACGGGGTTATCTCCGGCGTGCCGTACTTGCGGATTCAGGGCGGCAGCAACGGGGTCATTCTCGACCCTGCGGTCGGCGACATCGGCATTGCGACGGTTTGCGACCGGGATATTTCATCCGTCAAGGCATCGGGCGGCGTCTCTGCGCCGGGATCGGCACGAAAGAACGACCTGTCTGACATGGTTTATCTGATGAGCATCATCGGGCCGGCGCCGACTCAATACGTGGAATTTTCAGCGGCAGGGATCGCGCTGACCTCGCCGACAGCCGTCACCATCAACGCGCCAGCGACTGTGATTAACTCGACCACATTTACGGTCAACAGCCAGACGATTCTGAACGGCCCGATTTCGCAGGGCACTGGCGCAGGCGGAACGAACGCGACGCTGATCGGGCCTCTGGCCGTGACCGGCGATGTGACGGCCGGCGGCAAGTCGCTCGAGCACCACACACACAGCGGCGTCACGACCGGCGGCGGCAACACCGGACAGCCGAACTAAAGGGCAGGCAATGGCAATCAATCAAACGACACTATTGCTCGATCAGGCGGCATGGGATTTGGTCCTTGATGCGAACGGGAATATCGCTATTGCCTCGGCGCCGTACTCGATCGCGCAAGACGTGGCGAGCGCAATCCGGACATTCCTCGGTGAGTGCTGGTACGACCAATCGCAAGGCCTTCCCTACTGGTCTCAGATCCTCGGACATTTCCCGCCGCTCTCGTTCGTGAAACAGAAAATTATTTCCGCAGCGATGAGCGTTCCGAATGTCGCGGAAGTCCAGGTACTATTTACCGGGCTGAAGGGCAGGAATCTGACGGGCCAGGTGCAGATCATTGATACCGATGGTGTAGCCGCGAACGTGGCCTTTGGGGAATAAACGATGACAACGAACGTTCCGGCAATCACCTGGCTGAATGGTTCTCCGGTCTTACCTTCAAGCCCGGCGATTCTCGCAGGTGTGCAGGCGGATCAATCAACGGCTTTCGGCGGCGGCCTCAATCCCGGACTGACCACGCCAGCCGGTCAGCTCGCACAATCCGAAGCGGCGATTATCGGCGACAAGAACTCGCAGATCGCGCTGGTATCGAATCAACTGAACCCGGCCACCGCGTCGGGGATCTGGCAAGACGCGATCGGGCAGATTTATTTCATATCCAGAATTCAAGCCGCCGGCACGGTGGTGAATGCGACCTGTATCGGGGCCGTGGGGACTGTGATCCCGCAGGGCGCGCTGGCGACTGATGGGAACGGAAATATCTACGCCTCAACCGCCGCCACGACCATCCCGGTGAGCGGAACCGTCACGGTGCAATTCCAGAACCAGACGACCGGCGCGATCGCCTGCCCGATCGGCGCGCTGAGCATCATTTATACGGCTATCCCCGGTTGGGATACGGTCAGCAATCCGGCGGCCGGGTCTTTGGGAAATGCCGTAGAGTCTCGAGCGGCTTTCGAGGCTCGCCGCCAGGCATCCGTCGCGACGAATGCGGTCAACAGCACTCAGGCGATGGAAGCCGCGTTGCTTTCTGTCCCGAACGTGATTGACGCCTATGTGGTCGACAATCCAACGAACTCGCCCATTTCCTACGGGGCAACGTCTTATTCAATGGCGGCCAATTCGGTGACGTGCTCGGTAGCAGGGGGAACGTCCGCAGCAATCGCGGCGGCGATCTGGTCAAAAAAATCTCTCGGATGCTCGTACAACGGCAACACCTCGGCAGCGGTGCGGGACACGAACTACAACCCGCCTTATCCGACCTACACGATCACATGGCTGACCCCGGCCAGCACGCCGGTTTATTTTGCCGTGCAGATCAAGAATATCTCGGCGCTGCCGGCGAACATCATCCAGCTTGTCCAGAACGCCATCATCGCGTCGTTCTCTGGCACGGACGGAGGTTTAAAGGCGCGGATCAATCAAGCGACGTACTCCGGCCGGTATTACGCGAACATCAGCGCCATCGATCCGAACGTTGAAATACTTTCCGTGCTGATGGGCTTCTCGGCTATCGGCGCGACGCTCAACGCGCTGACCTTCGGAATTGACCAGTTGCCAACGATCACGGCATCGCAAATCGCTGTCACGCTGGTATAGACCATGCAGAACTGGAACCAGACGCTGCTCAGCCAGTACGCTGACAGCCCGACGATTGTCGCGCTCATCAATTCGATCAACGATGCAATCGACCCGTCTGCAGACCTTCAGAACGTCTATTCGAACCTGTGGAATATCTCGACGGCCGTCGGACAGGGCCTGAATAACTGGGGCCAGATCGTCGGGGTATCGAGGAACCTGCAAGTCGATGTCACGCCGACTTACTTCGGCTTCAACGAGGCGTACACGATACCGACCAAGCTGACCGGCGTGCAGCCGTTCGGTCAGGCGCCAATGTACGCCGGGCCGCTGGCGACGCAGACTTACACACTCGGCGATAGCGACTATCGGAAGTTGATCTTGGTCAAGGCCGCGGCGAACATCTGCAATCTCACGGCGCACTCAATCAATGCGCTTTTGACGCAGCTATTTACGGGCTACGGACGGGCATACGTCCAGGACACCGGCAACATGTCCCAGCGGTATGTCTTCGAATTTACGCCCACCGCTGTGCAGTTGGCAATCATCACCAACGCAAAGGTTATCCCGCGCTCGGCCGGGGTATCCGCAAAAGTTGTTTTGTACCCAGCAGGCAGCACGTTCGGATTCAACGAAGCCGGGGGCGCCCCGTTCGGCTCCGGCACTTTATTCCCCTCTTCAGGACTCCAAAATGTTAGCTAGCGCCATCCCATCAAAAGTTCCGCTTCCTTTTGCCAATAGCGGCACGAAGAACACGATCCCGACCGCCTCACAGATCGGCATCACGCCCGGCGCGGCATCGCTGACCGACGGATTCCCGCCCCTGACATTGACGCCGGTGGCGTCTGGCGGTCTTCCGCCATTCGGGGCCGATTTCAATGGCATCTTTAATCTGATCACCGCAGTCCAGCAGTGGCAGTCTGCTGGCGGATCGTTCGCATTTGATTCGGTTTTCTCGACGGCGATCGGCGGCTATCCTCAGGGCGCCATCCTGCTCGGGTCGGACAAACAGACGTGCTGGCTGAACCTGGCCGATAACAATACGACCAATCCGGACACGGCCGGCGTTGCTGCAAACTGGATCGCCTTGGACGCCTATGGAATCGGGGCCGTCACCGGCTTGACGAATTCGAACGTCACGCTTACGCCGGCGCAATACAGCAAGCTGATCATCACCCTTTCCGGCACGCTCACGGGGAATGTGCAGATCATTTTCCCGGCGAGCCAGCAGCAATGGACGATCATCAATAATACGTCCGGCGCTTATACCGTCACCTGCAAAACGAACGCGGGAACGGGCGGCCTCGTCGGCCAAGGCAGCACCCAGCCTTTTTATGGGGACGGGACGAACCTTAACCCGATCAGTTATAGCTCGGGCAAACAAATCCAGCCGATTTCCGCGTCTGTCGGCTCAAACGCGCTGACGATTTCGGCATCTGCGCTGAGTCTCGACTTCCGCTCGACAACGCTTGGTTCCGGTACGGTAACAACGGTGACCGGCAGTCCTGCCAACTTGGTCGTTCCTTCGTCCGCTACGCTCGGCACGATCAGCGCGACGCAATCGCGGCTCGCTGCCCTCGCACTGAATAACGCCGGAACGATTGAGCTGGCTGTCGTCAATATAGCTGGCGGCAATGACCTCACCGAAACCGGCCTCATCAGTACGACGGCGATCAGCAGCGGCTCGACGGCAAACAACGTTGTTTACTCGACTACGGCAAGAACAAGCGTCGCCTATCGCATCATCGGCTACATCGAATCGACGCAGGCTACGGCCGGCACCTGGGCCACCGCGCCGAGCACGATCCAGGGCGAAGGTGGCCAGGCAATCGCCGCGATGTCATCGCTCGGATACGGGCAGGTCTGGCAGGCAGTCACGAGAACTAGCGGGACCACCTACTACAACACGACCGGGAAGCCGATCGTTCTGCTGACATCGATTAGCCCATCAACGATCGGCTCGGTGAACATCAGTATCAACGGCGGAGTTGCGGTCCCCTCCGCATCTTCGGCAGCGGCCGGGAACGGGGTTGGCAACGTTGTTATTCCACCGAATGCTTCATACCTTTATACGGTCAATGGGACGATGTCAAGCCGCGCTGATTACGAACTTCGTTAAGGAAAAATCATGGCAAAGTACAAAGATACAAACAACAAAGTCCACGACATCGATCCGGCATTCGAGCACCTGCTGCCGGCCGGATGCGTGCAGATCACCGACGAGGAAGCGCTGGCACTCAATCCGCCCGTCGTCGTTAATCCGATCCTCGTTCAGATCGCTGAAATCGAGGCGCAGATCACGCCGCGCCGCATGCGTGAAGCGACACTGACGACCGCCGGCAAGACCTGGCTCGCCGGGAAAGATGCGGAGATCGCTGCACTCAGAGCGTCGCTGTAATGTATCTGCGCTATGCCGTGCTTGTCCTCTGTGACTTGCTCGCCTCGGCGCTCAACTACCTGCTCGCCCCGTTCGTCGTCCTGTTCGCCGATGACGCCGGCTGGCTGCCGAACTGGCTCTGGTGGTTTCAGACGCCGGGCGACTCGTTGGACGCGGACTATTCTGGCAAGCGTTATCCGGGACCGACGACCGGCTGGCGGCGCTGGTATTCGCGTACGGCATGGCTCTATCGCAATGCGATGTACGGCTTCGACATCGATGTCCTCGGCGCGAAGCCGCTGCCTGGCGACGTGGTCACGGTCACTGGCGATCCTCTCGTCTCGAATCACGCCGACAGCTGGCGCGAAGGCACGGTGCGTTACACCCTGATGCGAGACGGCAAGGCGATCTATTTCCAGACATACACCGTGAAGAAGTGGTGCGCGACCCGCTACTTGCGCAGCAATCTCGGCTGGAAGCTCTGGTCATTCACCGACGATCCAACCGAGACGATGCAGCTGGTCTTCTCCCCTAATCCCTTCCGAAGGGTCTGACTTCATGGTGCACGACCGCGACGATTACGTTCCTCGGATTCTTTCGGACGAGGAAATCGACATGTATCTCAGCGGAGACCGCCGCGAAGTCGACAGACTCATTCTCTATAGCATCAATCGGGTGACGGCCGTCGTCATCGATCACGTCAGGAAAGAGGAAGAGCGCAATGACCGAATCGACGGCATCGGCGGCTTCGACGCGATCACGACCCGGGCCGAGTTCGTCGACAGCCTGATCAAACGCAACAACAGGATGTCCGCAATGATGGAGAAGGTTGCCGCCTCGTCAATAAGCTGGGCCGTTATCGCCTTCGCGGGCTTTCTGGCGTTTGCGCTTTGGGAGTCGATCAAGGTGGCAGCGAGAAGGGGGTAATGATGACCTCGAATGAGCGCGCCTTTCTCGACATGATTGCCTTTTCCGAGATCGGCCCGGCACTACTGGCCGTCAGTGACAATGGCTACAACGTGATCGTTGGCAGTACCGCTGAAAATCCGCATCTCTTCACAGACTATTCAAATCACCCGCACCAATTTATCCACCTCGGCAACGGCATTGTCTCGACGGCTGCCGGCCGCTACCAACTGCTCGGAAAATACTTCGACGCATATGCGCGCGTTCTTGGCCTGCGCGACTTCTCGCCAGCCAGCCAGGATGCAATAGCCCTTCAACAAATCCGAGAGTGCCGGGCGCTACCAGCTATCGAGACGGGAGACTTTGCCGAAGCGGTTGCCTTGTGTTCCCACATTTGGGCCAGCCTTCCCGGATCGCCTTACGGACAGCACACGAACAGCTTGGCCGACTTGGAGAAGGCTGACGAAGACGCCGGGGGGTATGTGCATGACTGAGCGCCGGCAAGACGGTTTCGAGGCGTGGATCAACCGAAACCACATCGAGGCCCGGCTCGTCGTTGCCATCGCCCTCGTCATGCTCTGGTGGGTCACCCGCTGGAGTTTCGAATTCTCTGTCGTCAGCAAGTTCGACGGCACCGGTACGGCCGCCGTCATTGCCGCGGTTCAGGTTCCAGCGACTTTTTTCATCAAGTGGTCATTCGAGACATGGAAAGACATCATCAAATGAGCCCCTACAAGGAACGCCTGATGCGCGCCGCAGACGGTAACAATCAATCGTCACTCCTCTGCTCTGTCGGCTACGTTCCGCGCAAAGGCAAAGAGGCGCGCCGGCAGCGCGACTGCACAATCGACTGCAAAGACTTTGAACAGTGCGAGGCCAAGCGGCTGCGTACTGTCAATTGGGAGAAGAAACCATGAGCTTACTATTGACCATCCTGAAACAGTTCTGGCCGTATATCGCCGCTTTCACAATCGGCCTGTCCGTCGGCGGCGGCGGTGCGTGGAAGATTCAGGGCTACCGGATTACGGAAGCCAAGCAGGAATTGGCGGCTTTCGAGCAGCAGACGGAAGCCGCGGGACTCGCCGCCGAGAAGGAAGCGCAACGCATTGAAACCGAACATACCGCCAATTTAGCGAAAGTGAAGGAAGACCATGAAAACCTTATTCCAGCAATCCGCGAAGGCGCTGTTGCTCAGTATCTTGCTCACGTCGCTGCCGCTAAGCCTGTGGTCGTGCGCAAGCCCGCAGGCAATCCCGGAAGCGGTGCCGTGCCCAACGCCGGCTCCGGTATCAAAGTGGATGCTGGAGCCATCCAAAAATGCATTCCTGATACCGAGTTCATCGCCAACGCCGCAGAAGACGCCACAAAAGTAGCGACGTGGATCGAGTGGTGCTCGCTGAATAAATGCCCAGTGCAGTAGCTGTAGGGAAAATTGTGCGGCGCCTCAACGTATCTACTGCGTTTTGAGGCGTCTTTTCCCCACAATCGAAAACAGCAAACCAAGTGTTTAAGCGCGTTTGCGCCGAGTCTTCAGGATTGTGATTCCGAGGGTCACCGGTTCAAGCCCGGTACATCGCCCCAGTACCAAGGGATTCAGGCTAGTGTCTGAATCCCTTTTTTCTTGTGTGGGGGATTTTGTGGGGATGGCCAGCGAAGCATTCCCCACATAGGCGGCCACATACCCTGGCGAAAGGTGGGCATACCGCTGCACCATCTTAAGGTCCGCTCGCAGCGAGTGCTTCTTTTATGTAGGAGTTGGTAACAGGACGGCTTTCTGGCAACTCTATGTTCCATGCAAGAAGATTTGTTAGAACCTTCTCGCACTTCTCCACTAGCGACTTCTGGGTGGCGAGTTCGCAGATTTCACAGCTACGGGCGAGCTGGCCGTGGGGGCAGCAAGAACAAACATCTTTGTAGTCGCTCATTTCTCCTCCGGTTTCAGTGCGAGGGCTTCAGATACAAGTCGCCAATTATTACCTGCCCATGCTGCTCGAAGTGCCTCATCCTTCTTCTTGATGATCGCCAGCAACTCGGCTTCGCGGGCGGGCTGGATGGTGGGGGAGAGGCGTACAGATTTACTTGCAATCGCCTTGCCCGATTTAACTGGCCTATCAGTGAGGTTATCCAAGAAGTCTAATGGATGTGGGGCAAACTGAAATTGCGACGGCGGGATTATTTGCTGACTAGTTGAGGAGGAGTAGAGTGCCATATCGCAGTCAGCAAAATGCTCGTAGTTCAACCCATTAAAGGACTGTCGCTTAATTTTTGCGTCGTTGAAATCCGAGGATTTGCACCAAGCAACCGCATCACCGTTCGCCTTCCCCCGCTCGGCATCTACTGCGGCGAGGAAGCGGGAGGCTTCTTGCCATGAC